GATTGGATAAGTCTTCTTAACAACGCCCTCTATCTCAACAAAGAACTCTCGCTTCTCAGGATAGTGATCAGGCTTTGGATACACATGAACCGTGTGAAACTTATCATCGTCTGTTAGTCCCATTGGGCTTCTCCTTTTAAAACCACAACGTCCCCAACGATAGGCTGCATACATAGCTTTGATGCCGCCACATTGAGGGGCAAATCTTTTAAAAGCCCCTCTTCGTTAACAAGAACTTGCAATTCTGGTCTATGTGGCAAGTGAACCATTTCGACTAAACCACCGACAAGCTCTTGAGCTTTTTTTAAACTCGGCCTGTCTTTCTTACTTTCGAATGTTATTATCATCTTCAATACCTAACTCTCTCATCCAGTTTTGCAGGGTTTGATAATTTTTCAACCCTAATAATTTAGACGCAGAACTCACGTTCTTTGATTTCTCCAAGGCTCTACGAATGTATTTGTCCTTAGTCGTTCTAACAGCCCTCAGAACATCAAAGTCATCTTGCGCTAATAGATCAAGGTACGCAGGGTTATCCCTGCGCCATTGCTCGTTAACACTAAGATCGTTTTTAATATCGTCTTTAAACTTATTCAAATCAGTCTCAGTCTTGATGTCATTAAGCCTTTCAAGTGTGTAGTGCATACACATAGTATCGTCTTCAATAGCCATTTATGCTGCCTTTCCTAGCTTTGGGGCATGGTAGCCCTTTTTAATTCCATACGCAGGATGCCCAGACCAGAAACCATCAATCCAGATGTATGGTAAGCCATCCTCTCGGTACACAACGTCATCCCAATGAGGCTTTGCCTTGCGCCAGTGGCCTCTGGTGTAGTGCAGTGGCATATGGAAAGATCTGCCACGTTCATCAACTTCACCCTCAATAGGCTCATTGATGTTCCAACTAATTTCATGCCATTGCTCTACGTCAACGCCATGCTGCTTCTGCGCTCTCTTGCGCTGCTGCCTACTACCCGACTTCAAAACGTCCACAAATCGGGGCTGATTGATTAAAGAAAACGCACCAGAAATTGTAGTAATCATTTCTAAATACATCGCATGAAAGCTTTCATCGTTCTCCAATCTCTCGTGCAGCTCTGTCGGGAACCTAATCCCACCACGCTTTAATTCGTAGCTGCCAATATGAGTAGGAATTGAATTTCGGGCTACCAAACGAATAGCAACTGAACCATCCTCGGACTGTCGGCAAAGAAAGCCATCAACGTGACCGCTGCCAAATGCCCTGACAACTTCTCCAGTGTTCAAATCCTTTGTGTCGAATGTGTCCAAAGAGATAAAACAAAGCTTTGACGGTAGCCTGCAATCTTCAGAGAAGACAACCTCTCTGCTATTCTCTTCTTCCTCAACCAACTCATTATGATAAGCTGCCAAAGCTTCTTTGAAGTCTTCAGAAATGAAGTACATATCCGCTTCCTTCATGTCCTCTAAGGCATAACGATAGTTTTGAAGAACCCCGAAGTTTAAATCTTCGGGACTCTCTATTGTACTTCTGAAATTGTCCATTACATCAGTAACGATCTCAACGAATTGTGCCATTACCATTTCTCCCCAAATACTTTCTGAAACGCATCGTCCAGAACTTTGTTAATCTCAGCCATAGCTTGAGGCTCAATAAATTTAACCTCGCCACCACACTTGCAAAGGTCGGGGGCGAAATCATCGCTCCCCCACTCTTTGTTGCATCTGTTGCAAATCCACATGTTATTCACTCTCGCATTCTACTGTATAAAGAATTGAACCATCTTTATCTCTCTCGTAGTCGCCATCGTATTCTTTACTAGGCGTTTCCACGTTAGTGTCCTTCACCATTTGGATTGCTTCCATTTGATCTTTTGCCTTAACCGTATGGCATTCAGCCACCGTGTAAGATCTCGTAACGCTATAAATAGGCATGTTATTCTCCTCACCAACTAGCCTGATAATAAACTGAACGCCAAGCTTTTTGCTCTATCCAGTAAGCTGCTTTCTCGAACTTCTGTGCATGTTCCCACGCACGTTCCGTTCGCTCCTCTTGCCACCACTCAGGATGCCCGAAGAAGAACCCACCACACTCATCATTGGCAGGCAACTTGTCATGCCGTAAAGCATTGGCAATTCTGCGAAGCTGCTCGGCTTCAAGTTCAATTCTGCGGCAATCATCATCGCCATCTGCATATTCATTCACGATATATTCGTGCAACGGTGCGAACTTGCGCCATTGACCCATATCAAGAACGTACTCACAAATATCAAAGCCATCTATCTTAGGCCGCTCAACCCTCAAGCTACCACCTTCGGGTGCTTGCTGCGAATGATCATACTCACTAACGTATTGCTCACCGCGTAGGTACATATCTAGTCCCATGTTTTACCTCCAAATAACTAAACATACCATAACATATAAAATAGTTTATATGTCGGGTCAAGAAGAAAAATAAAAAATTTTATAAAAAAACCCCGACCTTGGACATCACGTTAAAGATCGGGGCTATAGTCTAGTATTTTGAGGCAGTAGGTAACAAGCGATAACCTACTGTGTGAAAATAAATAGCATGGGAAGATATGGGATGCAAGTAAAAATGCAAAAAGCTGCAGCGTAAATAACCCGATAAATTGTTCGGTTTATCCGCTGGGCAAAAAAAACCCCCGCATTTCTGCGGGGATCAATTTGTTCGGTTTATGTCAGGATCTAAATCCATTGAAAGTGAATTCCCAAAATCCAAACGCCAACCATAAAAATAGCAATGACAAAAATCCAACGATCTTCAAAGTCAATGTCCATTTGTTCCAAAAGCCGAATAAGTTTATTCATCTTCTTCCTCCAATCCAAAGAACCTCAAAACAACTTCATCATCATCTTGCTCCATTAAAGTCAGCCGCTCACAATCAACATCTTTGTCCTTGCTGTCAGCCAACGCCTTGTGAACAACTTTAATCAATTCAGTTTTAGTTAGCATGATCAACCTCACTATAACGCTCAATGCAATTCTCCATAAGGTCAGCCATCTGCGATATTTGCTGCCAAATCTCTTCAGCATCATAGTGTTCAAGAGGCTCCCACGCATTTTCTTTTACAAACGTGTCAGCTTTCTTGCTGTTCCATGTGTGCCAATCTGGTGGCAGATACTCAGTTAGGTAATTACCCGAAGCCATCCGCATCAGGTAATTATACGATACTTTTTCTTTAGCCATTATGCTGTCTCTCCTAAGTTAACAATGTCAGCATCGCGTAATGCTGCTCTAAGGTTGTAATCATCAAGGCCGAAGTATTTGTATCCGCTCTCGATCATGTGATAATATCCACCAGACGGTACGCTCAATTGATTTTTGTTACCGTTCATATCGTAGATGATCCACTCACCGTTGACCTTCCTACGATTGTAATGATGTGGATAGCCTTCCAACTTGTCCAACGATCTTAAACAGTCCTCTGTGATATCCCACAAAACAACTGGCAAGATAGCATCGACATCATGTCGAAAGTCAGCCACGCCACGGAAAATCAAACGGTGGTTCGGTAGGTAAAACCCACCCATCGGCTTGGCCTTGGGGCATCGCACCTCCATTGCCTCTCTGTTGGTATTCATACCATACGCCATGTAATACATTTATAGTTTCCTTTCTTTACTAGATAAACCCTTTTATCATTTATGGGATGTATTGTCAAACACAAAAATAAAAAAGAGGGGCTGAAACCTCCCCTCTTAGTATGCAATCACGACAAGGAATTACGCCAATATTGTAAATCGCTTGCACTGCCAAGGTTCGAGAATATTATGATCTGCCTCTCTTTGCCCAAAGAGGCTTTGGCGTTCTCAGCACTCATGGCTTACTATGTTTTAGGGACGGGGGGGATTCAACGGTGGTGGACTCGCTTACGGGCGCTATGCACAGCACTACCGCCTCACTCAAACGTCACGCTTTCGCGCCCTATAACCCTTATTCCCCATCTTTAACGTGTCCTAAACCACGGGCTACTGCCATCGGCTGTTTTTGTACGCTGCTACACGCTTCTCATCATCGGTGTACGCCCACCGACTAGGGGGAAAGCTAATCCCCCTCGTCCTTTTTACTTTTTCTCCTCACTTAAAGAAAATTGTTTCACTCTGTTCAGTTCTACTTTTTGCATAGCAACTGTTTCCAATTCAAATTTAACATGGACATTGCCACCTTGCATCGAACTTACCGTGTATTGACATGGGCAAGTCCGCAGCCAATCTAAAATAGGATCTAAATCCTCGGCTTTAACTACAATCATCTGGTTCCTCCATGTCAGGCTCAACGTGCCACGTTCCATATTTAATGTCAGCATACTCGAAATTATCCATAACTTTCTGCTGTGCTTCCTTTGGGCTGTCAGCATTAACTGTCTCAGACAACACTAATCGCACTTCATACCTCATAATTATGCACTCCTCTCTTTATCCGCAGCTTCATCAACCCTGTCGATTAGTACAGCAAGAGCAACTCCCAAATCTTTGATTGATGCCTTTTCTGCGCACTCTCTTATGGTTGTCCACGGATGATAATATTGAGGGCTTTTGGCCTTCTCTTGAATAACCTCCTCCGCAGCCGTATCAATCGCACCAGTCCAGTTATTTAACCACTGCAAAAGGTTCGGCTTATCTGTAGGTACATCAACCATCGTAGCACCAATCTTCTTGGCCTCCGCTTGCGTACCAACCCATTGTCCTTGGGGGTTCATATAAAGTCTCATTTTTATTCTCCTCAAAATAATATCACCCTTCTATATGGATTTTTTCCATAGGTCAACATAAAAAATAATTTTTTTTACGTCAACATTTTTTACGTCAAAGTTGACGCGGTTGACGTTGCCGTAACTTATTCAATAAAATCAATGACTTAGACCAATCGCGTCAACTACGTCAAAAAGTCGAGTTGACGTAAATAAATCAATAAAATCAATGGGTTAATTTACGTCAACTGCGTCACCCCCCTTATAGGGGGGGATATACATCATCCCCCCTTGACGTAATGGGTCGTCAGCAAATCCTGATGTTGTGGGATATTATGACAGTCATAGCACTTGACCATCATAGCGTTTTTAGTAATATGGGGTCGGGTCATAAGTCGCAAAATTGTTCGGGTAGGAGCTGGGATGCCAAAGGTAGGAATAAAAGAAGATAAGGTTCACGGGAATAGAAGGCTTAATCCAAAACAGCAGAAGTTTCTCGATAACTATCTTCACGGGGATATGACCCAAACCGCAGCAGCAAGAGAAGCGGGGTATTCGAATGCCAATGTTCGGGCTGTACAGCTTCTCAATAACCCCACGGTGAAAGAACGGCTCGAAGAGATGCGACAGGAGCTAGAAAGCAAGTACGGCGTCTCCGTGACTAAATCTGTTCGGGATATGCAATTGCTTCGGGATGAAGCATGGCAGGCAGGGAACTTTTCAGCAGCCATCAAAGCCGAAGAACTCAGGCTCAAGGTAACGGGATTAATGGTCGCTCGTAGCCATGTGACCCACGAAAATATCGACAGCTTATCTCGGGATCAAATCGTAGAACAACTGCAAGAATTTATGGAACGTGCTAAAAATCGCATGAAAGACGTCACACCAGCAGAAATTCCCATAGAAGCCGAACAAATCCCAGTAGCAGCAGATAGCGAAAGCCCAGCGGAATAGCTGGATTTCTTGGCGGGGTCGGGCATCCGCCCGCCCAGCGGGAAATATTCGGGATATTCGGGGTTCGGGATCGGACTTCGGGGTCGCCAGCTCGGGCTTCGGGGTAAGTCGATGAATTGTTCGGGTTATTGTACCATCGGGATTCGGGATTGCAACTTCGGGATCTTCGGGATTGCGCACAATTGTTCGGGTTCGGGGTCATTACCCGCTGGGCACACCGGGGTGTTCCCCGGATCTTCCCCGGACTCATTCCTGCTGCCCGGCGGAATCCCGTGCCCGGGAGCTGCCGGGGCGATAACCCGAACAATTGTTTGT